TGTTGCTGAATGGCCAGCAACCTGCAGCGATGGAGATTTTCAATTCAGCGCTTAGCTCGCTTTGCCATTATGACTTCACCGTTCCAGCAGGAACAGACGATGTCTTTGTACTAGTGGGCGAGCAGCCAACAGCGAGCACGCAGAGACTTTATCTGGTCGAGGATGGGCCGATTGATACTCAGATCACCTATGTGATCTCGACCTTTAATAATGCCCCGAGCATCGCGGATGGCGGCATTGTTACGACACTGAATCCGGCGGATATTGATCCGAGCTGGGGGGCTCAGGATAACTGCGAGTTGCTGGCCCCGATGTTTTGCTCGGTCGATAACTCGATTGTGTTTTTTGTCTTGGCTGAGCCACTGGAAGAGTCCAAGCTGGTCAAGATCAATCATTTGACTGGAGCGGTGGTCTGGGCCTCGGCAAATGTCTCGACGACGGTTTTTAGTCTCTCGCTGTTTTCGATTGGGCAGGCAGCAGGGCTGAGTGATCTGAGTACTGGGACTTTGGTGTTCTGCAATCCGAATCATCCGGAGTATTTGACGGTGAATCTGACGACCGGGGCTTTTACGAGGACTGCTTCGAGTCATCTGGATGGCCCGATTCTGCCAAACCAGGATGGAGTGAGGCAAGCGGCGGTTTGGGATAGTGTGAGGGAGACGCTGGTTTATTATTACGAGGGGAGCAATGATTTGGAAGCAGCATGGCCGGTGGGGGGCTGGGCGGTGCTGGGGACTCTAGTCGGGCCTCCGCTGCATCCGGGACCGGCAGGGAGAAGGCCGTGGTTGGCCGAGATGGGGCCGATAAGGACATGACATTCCAGTTCTCACGACGGTCAGTCGCAGCCCTGGAAGGAGTCCACCCGGATCTGGTCAAGGTTTGCTATGCAGCCTTGTCAATCTCCAAGTACGACTTCGGGATCATCGAGGGCCTGCGGAGTCGTGCCAGGCAAGCGGAGCTGGTCAACGCTGGCAAGAGCCAGACCATGAAATCGAGGCATTTGACAGGTAAGGCGGTCGATTTCATGGTCTATGTCGAGGGGGTGGGGACATTCGAGGTCCAGTACTACGAGCCCGTGGCCGAGGCCTTCAAATCTGCTGCGGCAGCCGCTGGCATCAAGATCGCTTGGGGCGGGGATTGGCAGAGCTTCAAGGACGAAGACCATATTGAACTCGACCGGACCGCCTACCCAGACGAGCCGGTGTTAATCGCGTCAGAAACTACAACCAAGAAGGAGACTTGAACGATGCTGAGTGGATATAGGACTGCCCTGGTCGCAGCGGTGATCGCTGTACTGGGGGCGCTGCAGGGCCTGGACTGGCTGAGTCTGCTGCCTAGCGATCCGAAGGCAGTTGGATGGGTGACAGCGGGCATAGGAGCGATCATGATGTTTCTGAGAAGCATCACGACTACACCGATTGGAGGAGCGAAGTCATGAACAGGTACAAGGGAATTGCATCGGCGTTAGCACTGGCGCTCGCGCTGGCTGGGTGCTCGAGTCTCGGGCTGACGACAACCAGCCCAGCTCAGGGCGTGTTCGCGGCGAGAGGGATCTTCAGCGCGGCCCTTGACGTAGCGAATCGGTATAAGGCCCTGCCGGCCTGTGGCGGCATGGTCGTAGTGTGCTCGACTCCGAGCGTCGTGGCGACGTTGCAGAAATCGGCCAACGCCGCGAACGCGGTGCTGGACTCGGCCGAGACCACGGTCAAAGACCCGGCGTTTGCGGGCAGTAGCGTGGCCCAGAAAGCGCTCGCCAGTGCCGATGCAGCAGTGTCGGCCTTGACGGCCATTACCAGTCAGCTCAAGACCAACTAGGAGGCGAAGATGCCAATTACAGTCATTGCTTATGCAATTCAGGGAATCCAACTGATCGAGCAACTGATCGCGGCAGGGGTGGAGGTCTCGGCCAATCTGGCCAAGCTGAGGGCCCAGCTCGGGGTCTTCCAGGCTGAGAAGCGCGATCCGACCGATGCCGAGTGGGCAGCGCAGGACGCCGAGATCAAGGCCAAGCTTGCAGAGCTCAATAGCTAGGCAGGGGCAAGGGATAAACCATCATGCCCCTCAATCCGCAGGCCCTGTCGACGACCGCTGTCAAGACCTTCGGCGATGAGTTCGACTCCCTGTCGCTCTATGATGGGGCGACAGGGACTTGGGAGACGACCTATCCGTTTGGGGACAGGGCTGGCAACGGGGGCTCGTTGAATGACGAGCAGGAGTGGTATATTAACTCGCGCTTCGCTCCGACCTCGGCAGTCAGGCCCTGGACTGTTGCCAACAGCATCCTGTCCCTGACCGCTGACCGGGCTCCTGCTGCTGTCCAGCCGCTGATCAACGGCTATAAGTACACCTCTGGCCTGCTGACGACTTACAAATCCTTCAGCCAGCTCTACGGCTACTTCGAATGCCGAGCCAAGCTGCCGAAGGGCCAAGGCCTCTGGCCGGCGTTCTGGATGGGGCAGCAAGGAACCTATGACTGGCCAGCGACTGGCACCTGGCCGCCGGAGATCGACATATTGGAAGTCCTGGGCAAAGATACGACGATCCTGTATACGACCGTGCATACCAGCCCGGCGAATACGGCGCTTGGGAAGGCGACTGTTGTCTCGGACATGTCGCTCGGGTTCCATAGCTATGCTGTCGGCTGGTGGCAGGACTTCACGATCTTCTACTTCGACTCGAGCGAGATCTTCCGGGTTCCGACTCCGAGTGACTGCCATAAGCCGATGTATCTGCTGATGAATCTGGCGCTTGGCGGGGGATGGGGCGGAGCAGTCGATGCGACTACGCCGTTCCCGGCGAGGTTCCAGGTGGACTATGTGAGGGCCTACAGGTCGATGGATGGATCAGTGTTAGCTCTGCCAACTGGGCCAGCGCCAGCACCAGTGCCAGTTCCTGTCCCGGTACCTGCCCCAGCCACGCAGGTTGCTGTGACGCTGCATCAGTTCCTGGGGGCCTCACCAGCGTCGACTGCTGATAAAATAACGGCCTTGCGGGCTGAGCTGACGGCGCTCGGCGGATGACGAGGCCGAAGGGGAGAGGGAGAAGAAGAATGACTGGAGGGCCGAGGAGGACTATGAAGCTGCCTGCACCAATCCCGGTCCAGGTCACCGAGCCGGTTGGCATGGAGGCCATACTGTGGGGTTCGCCGGGGAAGAAGGTCGTGACAGCGGCGGCGGTTGTTGCGGCCCTGCTGTACTTCGCCGGGGTGTTCAAGCCCGTGGTCGACTCGCACCTGCCGTCGGCCTCGCAGGACGAGCTGAATGGCGGGCTGGCCAGTGTCAAGAAGGGCCTTGATCAGACTGTAGCGACCGCGACCGCCGCGAATCAGCAAGCGCAGCAAGCGCTGAGGCAGAGCCAAAGCAATCAACTGGATCGACTGTTGGCCCAACGGGTCCAGCTCGAGATATTGGTGAACATGAACCCGACCGATGCGACTCTGAAGTCTGTCCTGGAGCGAACGAACATCGACATCAATCGGCTGGCAGCGGTGACTCAGGCCCCACCGCTGCCAAGCCCTGGCCCGCAGCAGCCGCCGATCGTAGCCGTGCCGCTGGTGGCCCAGTAGAAAAAGAGGAGAAGCCCGATGCAGTGTTTCTCGCTAGCGTGGGTGGAGCAGCTTCTGATATGGCTGGTGATCGCCTGTGTTGTGATCGGGATTGTCAAGGTCCTGATCCCGATGCTGCTGAGCTGGTTCGGGTCGCCGCCGGGAGGCGGGGCTGTGATGACGATCTTAGGCTATGTGCTGTGGGGCGTCGTGGCCATATTCGTGATTGTGTTTGTGTTCGAGCTGGTGAGCTGCGCTCTGGGCGGCCCTGGTCCTGGCCTCCGGGGCATTCGCTAGATGCGAGATAATATCGAGTGGTGGCGTTGGGTCTGGTGGCACCGTCACAAGCACCACCCTCGGCATCGACATCGGAGGATAACAGGTCGGTTCTCCGGCGCGTACTGGTACGACCTCAGAACAGGAGAGATAAAAGTGGCAGTTCAGCAGGTTCCGGTCTCGACGGCCTTGACAGGGTCGTTAGTATTCACTGACTCGAATGGCAATCTGGTCAAGGGACCGCAGGGGTCGATGTCGGCGGATAATGCGTCTGTGACTCCGACGCTGTCGGCTGATGGGCAGTTCTACAACTTCAACTCGCCTGCCTCCGGCGATGTCACGCTGACCTGGCATGACCCAGCTGGCAACGTCGCGGATTTCAGCCAGACCTTCAGCGATGTGGTGCCGCCGGTGATAGTGACTGGGGCCTTCGGCCCGGCGTCGCCTGGAACGACTCCGTAGAGAGCTGAGAAGGATGGGGCGAGGCCAGATGTGTAAACCCTCGTCCCATCATTCACCATGAATATCGCAACCCGCCCCCCGACTGCTGCCTTGGACGCCGAGTTCCCGGCGCATTTGCAATGCCTCTTCCGGCCGAAGCGCCGGAAGGTCCTCTGGGGAGGCAGAGGCGCTGGCCGAAGCTGGGGCTGTGCGAGGGCGCTGCTGCTGCTCGGGACCAAGAAAGCGATTCGGGTGCTGTGCTGTAGAGAGCTGCAGAACTCGATTAGTGAGTCCGTGCATCAGGTGCTGCGGGATCAGATCGAGGCCCTTGGACTCTCGAACTTCTACGAGATTCAGGTCGCCAAAATCATCGGTAAAAATGGAACTACGTTTTCCTTCGAAGGTATCAAAAATAATACCTCTAAGATTCGGAGCTATGAAGGCATCGACTACTGTTGGGTTGAAGAGGCAAACAAGGTCAGCAAATCGAGTTGGACTGTCCTGATCCCGACGATTCGGAAGCAAGGGAGCGAGATCTGGGTGACTTTCAATCCGGAGCTCGAGACCGACTATACCTACAAGCGATTTGTGATGGACCCCGCGCTGGAGGATTGCAGCGAACTCATCGACGGCCGGGATGTCAAGTGGCGAGAGTCGAATCGAGGAGCCTTCGAGGGCTCGATTGTAGTCAAGATGACTTTTCGAGAAAACCCATGGTTTGATTCGACGACGCTGCGGGCCGAGATGGAGGAGGAGAGGAAGAATGATTTCGATTCCTACCTCAACATCTGGGAAGGTAATACCGTCTCGGTCCTGGAAGGGGCTGTCTACGCGAAGCAGCTTCGCCGGGTCCTGGCCGAGGGCAGAATCTGCAAGGTCCCCTATGATCCGAGCGTGGCTGTAGATACGTTCTGGGACATCGGCCGTGCCGACTGCACGGCGATTTGGTTTGCGCAGCAGGTTGCAATGCAGGTCAGGGTCTTAGCATATTTCGAGGATCATCTGCAGGATGATGTTAGCTACTACCTGAAGGAGCTTCAGTCCCGTGGGTACTTCTACGGCACGATCTGGCTCCCGCATGACGCGAAGGCCAAACGTCTCGGGACCAAGAAAACGATCGAGGAGCAGATTAGAGCATCGGGCTACACGACGAGGATCACGCCGAAGCTTTCGCTGACCGACGGGATCAACGCGGCGAGGTTGATATTCAATCGCTGCTGGTTTGATGAAGCAGGGTGCGAGGATGGGCTGTATGCGCTGAAGCATTATCGCTATCGGGTCATCGACGGGCAGCTCTCGAACGAGCCCCTGCACAATGACGGCGCGGATGCGTTTCGGTATCTGGCGATCGGAGTGAAAACGCCTAATAGTCGGCCGACAGTAGCAGCGCGGCTCGCGAAAGCAACCAAGGCCTTTCGAGCCGAGCTCGCGAGCGATAACGTGCCGAATGGCCAGGGGTGGATGAGATGACAGAGCTAGTAAGTTCCGCCGCGCTCTTGGTCGACGGTGAAGTTCACACCGAACCGCCGCCAGCGAGGCACGGGCTGCTGCTACGCAGACTCGGAATTGACCGGAAGAGCCTCGAGGCCGTGCAGGGCTTCGTGACGAGCAGAGGTCGGTTTGTAGATCGAGTCCAGGCTGGAGAAATTGCGCTGAAAGCGGGACAGATACAGCAGCTGGCATTCCCGCCGAGTCTGTTTACTGAGGACCTCTGGTAATGGCTGCTGATCCAACAGTGATGACCCTGTCCGGGAATCCGATCGTGGAGGAGGCCCGGAAGCGCTGGCAGCGGTGCCAGGAGTGGGAGAGCGATACTCGGGCGAAGTTCGTGAACGATATCAAGTTCAGGCATGGTGATTCCGATAATGGGTATCAGTGGCCCAACCAAATCAAGCGATCGCGGGACACGGACCAGAAGCCCTGCTTGACCATGAACCTGATCCAGCAGCATAATCTGCAGATCTCGAACCAGGCGAAGCAGAACAAGAGCTCGGTCAAGATCGTGGCGATGGGTGGTGGGGCGACGCAGGAGTCGGCGAATGTGTTCAAAGGCCTGACACGGCATATCGAGTATCAGAGCAACGCCCAGGCAGCCTACTCAACAGCCCTGGACTTCGCGGTCGATGGAGGCATCGGCTGGTGGCGGATCGTGACCGACTATGCGGACAATGAGAGCTTCGAGCAGGAGATCTATGTAAGGCGGATTCTCGACCCACTCTCGGTCTTCATCGATCCGGACTGCCAGGAGAAGGACAAGTCCGACGCGAAGTTCGGCTTCGTGTATGACCTGGTGCCGAAAGACGACTTCAAAGAGATGTATCCGAAGTACAAGGACCTGGGAGGGGAGGCCGCGCCGTTAGGCCTCGGCGTGATGGACGACCTGGTCGGGAAGAAGGACATGATCTGGGTTTGTGAGTACTTCAGGAAGGTCGAGAAATCGGATACCCTTGTGAGCTTCGTCGACCCAACCTCTGGCGAGCGGAAGCAGATCAAGAAATCTGCCCTGGTCAAGGCCATGAAGGATCAAGCCGATCTCGTACTCGACGACCCGCTGACCAAGACCCGGTCGATTGAGGAGACCAAGATCGAGTGGTTCTTGATCGCGAGCGAGGAGGTCATCGACCGGACTGTCTGGCCGGGGAAGTACATCCCACTGGTGCCTGTGATCGGGATCGAGACGACTATCGATGGCAGACTCGACCGGAAGGGGCATACCAGGGCGATGCTGGATGCGCAGAGGATGTACAACTACTCAGCGTCGGCGGAGGTGGAGTTTGTGGCCCTGCAAGGCAAGACCCCCTGGATTGCCCCAGCTAAGGCCATCGAAGAATACGAGTCGATGTGGAACACAGCGAATCTGGTCAATCACTCGGTCTTGGTCTGGAACCATGTTGACGACGAGAATCCAGATAAGGACATCCCGCCGCCAACGAGGCCGGCAGTGCCGGAACCTTCACCGGCCTATATACAGGGGATGGAGACCGCATTCAACCAAATGATGATGGTTTCTGGTCAGTATCAGAACCAAATGGGCATGATGGGAAATGAGCGAACTGGAAAGGCGATCCAAGAGCGTCAGCAGCAGAGCGACACCTCGGTCTTCCACTTCCAGGACAATTTCGAGATGGCCTTGCGGCTGACCGGGAAGATGCTGATTGATCTGATACCGAAGATCTATGATACTAAGCGAATTGTCAAGATCATGGCTGATGATGGGGAGGATGAGGATATTGAGATTGATCCGTCGAGTCGGCAGGCCTTTGTTCAGCACCAGAACCACAATGGGCAGGTCATTCGGAGGATATTCAATCCCGCTGTCGGCAAATATGATGTCGCGGCCGAGGTCGGCCCAGCCTACGGAACCAAGCGCCAGGAAACTGTCGAGGCCCTGACCCTGATTCTGACCCAGAACCCTGGCTTGACCGGGATCGTGGGCGATCTGCTGCTTGAATCAATGGACTTCGACAAGGCCCAGGAGGCCGCGAGGCGGATGAAGCGGATGGTCCCGCCACTTGCACTGGGCAAAGGCCCGAGCCAGGACGAGCAGAAGCTGCAGCAGCAGGTCGGGGCGCTGCAAGGGGCGCTGGCCAAGTCGCTGGAGGCCCATGGCAAAGATAAGCTGAGGCTGGTCGGCAAAGCCGAGATGAGAGACATCGATGCCTACAAGGCCGAAACCGATCGGTTCAAGGCTCTGAGCGATAGCCTCGGGCTGGACGAGTCTGGAGTCCGGCAGGTGATCGAGCAGCTGGTCGAGGAGTCGCTCAAGAACACCCTGTCGCCCCTGATCGACGCGAATAAGGACGAGATTGAGACAGAATCTGGAACCAAGTCTCTGGCGATGACGCAGCCTCAGGCAGCGGAACAGCCTCCTGTCAATGGCGCTCGGAAGGCGCCGGATGGGGAATGGTACCTGGCCGACCCGACTCGCCGCGGGAAGTACCTGAGAGTCGCGCCGCTTGCTCAGCAGCGCTCGGTGAGGAGCGTGGTGGCAAATGCCTGAGCAGCAGCAGAGCTTCGAGCAACAGAACGAGCTGTTCCCGCGAGATCCGAGCTACTCATACGGGAACGTTCTGCCGTTTCGGGTCCCGCTGGGGCCGACGGGCCAACAAGCAGGTCCTGCCGAGTGGGATCCTCTTAGCTACGGGCTGGTGGGCAATACGCTGAACTCGGCGTATCGGGCCCTGATGCTGCCCCAGCGGAGCGCCCTAGGCCAAGTGACCCCTACTCCGGCCAACGCTACTGAGGCCGCGATGACGTTGCTAGGCAGTGGCCTGGCGGCTGCCCCCGGCGGCGCCTCGACCATGGGCGTCATCCGGGGCTACCACGGAACTCCCCATACCTTCGAGCCTGTCGAACACAACCCCTTCGGCGAGTTCGTGGACTCGGCTATTGGGTCTGGCGAGGGCGCGCAGGTCTATGGCTGGGGGCACTATATCGCCGGGCACCCAGAAACAGCTAAGACTTATGCTCAAACTCGTGGGCAGCTGACAATTCACGGAACCAGGGATATTGATCCAGGCAACGTACTAAGAGTCGAGATCAAGCCGGGGGAGGAGGACCTGCTGGATTGGGATTTGCCAGTGCAAAAGCAAGCGCCGGGAGTCCAGGGAAAGATCAAGAAACTCTTGCCAGAAGGCTTAGTTGGCGGGAATGATACTGGCGAGGACTTCTATCATAGTCTGGCCAAGATGAATGGGAATTTTGGGACTGAGTGGCAGGCTGGAACTTACAATGATCAGGCTGCGAGCGAGGCTCTGCATCGCGCTGGGATTCCGGGGATTCGGTATTTGGATCAGGGCAGCCGAGCTGCGAAGCCTGAGTTGCATTTCGAGGGTGCTCCAGCAAAGCAAGCTTTGCCAGGAGCTTATGAACAGCAGAGCCCAGATGGACATTGGAAAGATATTTTGGATTACAACCCGGCTGAGACAGCTCAGCTGTTCATGCTAAACGGCCACGACTCGACAGCTATCCCGATTGAGCAAAACATCCAGGAGACGCTGAAAGATCTCAAGTTCAATATTCAGGAGACGAAGGACATGCTCAATCCGAAGCATGGAAACTATACACCTGACCTTGATCCAAGAGTCTTGCCTCATTATCAAGCTGCTTATGACTGGCTCTCAGCAAACAAAGACAAATATCATGTCAAGACCCCGCCACAGACCCGGAACTACGTAATCTTCCACCCGTCCAACCTGAAAATCACCGGCCGCAACGGCGAGAGGCTGGAGCCCGTCGAGGGAGATCCATTCACGGGGCAAGCCAAGTACAAGATCGTCCCGATTGACCATGATCCGTTTGGAGGCTCGAAGTGACTCGTCGATCTAAGACTAGCCCTGGCAAGCAGATCCACTGCCATGTTCAGATTCGAGAGGTCGCTCGCGAGGCGGCGGCAGAGCTCTACGAGACCCTCATGGGCGATAACCTGATGTACGACTCGTGGCGCAAGCAGCATCCAGGGACTTCGGACAACCGTCTGCGGCAGCTCTTTGTTGACCGGAACTGGCCTCGCTGCATCCCCTTCGCTAGGGCCACCCTTGCCCGGTTGTTGACGACGCCCATTGACGAGAAGGTCAAAGAGAGCATCATGGAGGTCTTAGTCAAAGACGCCTCGTTGGTCCGAGGCCGAGTGCAGCAGCAAGACCTGATGCCGATGTTGAAGGGGCTCAATTAGCATGGCCGAGACAGAAACAAAGACCGAGACGGTCGAAGTCGAGACCAAGGTCGAACCTGAGGTCAAAGTCGAACCGAAGGTTGAGGCCCAGGCAGAGGCCAAGACCGAGGGCGAAGCCAAGACCGAGGCAACGGCCGAGGCCAAGACCGAGGCGAAGCCCGCGTCCCGCGACTGGCGCGAGGCCCGGATTGATGTTCTGACCGCGAAGCTTCGGCAGGCCGAGGCAGAGGCTCGGGCAGCTGCGGCGAAGACGACTGCTACGACTGAGACCAAAGCCCTCGACCCTGCAGCGAACATCCGCCTCGACGAGGCCGAGATCGACCGCCGCGCTAGCGAGCGAGCACAGCAGCAAAGTCAGTGGGATTCGTTCAACCGCTCCTGCAATGATGCGGCCCAGGCTGGACGGCTGGCGTTCACGGACTTCGATACTAGGGTCGGCGAGCTTCGGAAACTGTTCGACCCTAATGACCCGACCCAGGTCGCGAATTACAACGGTTTCCTGGCCGCTGCGCTGGAGACCGGAGAAGCTCCGAGGCTCATCCATGAGCTCGGCGGGGATCTGAATGAAGCTCAGAGGATTCTCAGCCTGCCGCCACTCAAGATGGCAGTCGAGCTGACGAAGCGAGCGGCAAGAGCCCCAGGGCAAGTCTCGGGAGCTCCCAAGCCCATCACGACTGTCGGCTCGCGCGGAGCTTCCCATGCGGCCATCGATCCTGCTGACCCCGATCGAAGCGACGGGCTGTCGACCAAGGCCTGGATGGAGAGACGAGAGGCCCAGGTTAAGGCGCAACGTGAGGGCCGGGCGTGACAAACATCACCGAACTCCCGATCTGGCTAGATTGCCCCTGGCAGCTCAAAATCCCGAGCTGGATTGATATACGCCGAGGCAAGGTCGAGGGCCAGGAGCGAATCGTACTCTGGAATGAGGAGTACCAGATTGCGTGTGATGCTCTGGCCGAAGGATTTAAGGAATCAAGCCTCGCTCCGATGATTAACAATATTGGCTGCACGATCTTCGAGCGCGAGCATCCCGGCGAGCTAGGCGGAGTTCCTGGCAAGGTCTCGCTCCCGCGCCGTATGGCAATGGCTGTCGTAACACAAGGCTACCCTGATCAAGCGGATTTGAAGCTTCACCAACGTCTGAAGGAATTGACGACCATCCCAGCTGGAATTGCTGTGGCAGTCTCTTGATGCACTGCTGAGCATCATGCCGAGTTCCTGGGCATCTCACTCAAGCCCTGACAGGTCTGGTCGAGCCTTCGAGATCGACCCAGCCTTGGCCCTGCCTGGTCCTGTGAGCCCTTCTAGAGCTTGGGCAACTCGAACCCCGGTATAGTCTGGAGCACTAACCGGATCACCCTCTAGGAGGCACGGCAACGCCGTGGCACAGTAATGGCTAATTCCCTGCTGACGATAAATATGATCACGAGAGAAGCGGTGCGGTTATGGAAAAACAGCAACGCTTTCATCCAAAACGTAGACATGCAATTTGACTCGTCATTTGCAGTCACCGGCGCGAAGATCGGCAGCGCGCTCAAGATCAGACTCCCGAACGACTTCACGGTCCGGACAGGTCCAGCCCTCAGCGTCCAAGACACCTCGGAACAATCGACCACCCTGGTCCTCGCGACTCAGAAGGGCGTCGATGTTTCGTTCACCTCGGCCGATCGGGCGCTTTCGCTCGACGACTACTCCCGTCGAATCCTCGCGCCGATGGTCAACAATCTGACCGGCGCAGTCGCAGTCGATATCATGGGTGGCTCCGAGGGAGGCATCTGCAACTTCGTCGCGAATCAGGACTCTTCCAATCTCCTCCTGTCTCCGATTCAAAGCACGTACCTCAATGCCGGAGCCAGCCTGACTCTGAACTCGGCCCCGATCGCGAATCGCAAGATCGTGAACAGTCCGAGGACCGAGGCTCGGATCATAGCGTCCCTGTCAGGGCTGCTGAATCCAGCCCCGGAGATATCACGGCAATACGTGACTGGCAGAATGTACGACGCCCTCGGGTTCATCTGGATGAGTGATCAGACTTCGATTACCCATACGAATGGGACGCTGGCTCAGGCCTCAGCCAACGTCGACGGGGCGAATCAGACAGGACTGTCGATCACGATCGACGCGATCGCAGGCACGCTGAACATCGGCGATGTCATCACGATCGCTGGCGTCAACGCGGTCAACAGAATCACGAAGCAGTCTACGGGGGAGCTTAGACAGTTCGCTGTTACGGCGAACGTGGCGGTCAATGCGACTTCGATCCCAATCTATCCAGCTCTGGTTTCGCCAGTCGCTGGGCAGTCAGTCCAGTATCAGACCGTGACTGCCAGCCCGGCCGACGAAGCTCTGATAAATCCGACCAATACCCTCGCGGCATCGACCGTCTACCGAAAGAACTTCGCATACGCGCCGGAGGCCGTCACGCTGGCGGTCGCGGATCTGGAGATGCCTGGCGGGGTGCATGAAGTTGCCAGAGAATCATTTGATGGGGTTTCCATGCGGATGCTGACCGACTACTTTGTCGGCACCGACCAGCTGATCACGCGGTTGGACGTTTTGTACGGCTTCCTTTGGATCAGACCTGAGTGGGCTTGTGTGGTGGCCGATATTGTATGACGCCGGTCGAGGATAAATAATCCAATGTTGACACCCATGCAACGGTGTGGTACGGTCGTATCGTTCGATGCGTTCCACAACCTTTGCATGGAGGCCAACATGGCTACTGATTCAAGAAAACGTACAATGCGCGAGTGGTATGAAACAAACCGCGAGCGAGCGAGGTTTCAAGAGGCATTTGCTAAGGATCGGCTTCGAGACGAAATGGCCGAGGCCTTCGGTGGAGAGTGCTTACACTGTGGTGAGGACGATCCAGTCGTTCTAGTCCTCGACCATATCAACGACGATCCAGAGCCTGAATATGAAATCGCTGGGACATCGTCGCGCGGCGGCTACCAGCTCTATCGGCGGCTCAAGAGCCAAGGCTGGCCGAAGGACAGATTCCAGCTCTTGTGCTACAACTGCAACATGCGGAAGGAGCACAAGCGGCGTCGGGACAAGATGATTAAGCTGTACGGGGAAGCTCCTGAAGTCGGGATGGAGATCTCGCGGGGGCAGGCTCGGGCCAAGGCTGGGACGAATACCAACAATGCTAGCGGGTTCAAGGGCGTTCACTGGAACAGGAAGCTTGGCAAATGGCAAGCTCAGCTTCGGGCAGATGGTGCATTACACTATTTCGGGCGTTATGATGACGTTCGAGATGCTGCGAAGGCATATCGCGATGGCTCGAGAAAGATTTGGGGCGAGTTCGCTCAGGGTCTGACCGACGAGGAAATCGAGGCTATTGGGGTAAAGCTCCAGAACTGGATTCCGCCAGAGCCGAAGCATCACAAGCCTCACAAACAGCACGAGTTCGCGAGCGTGAATCAAGTCATCGACGTAGCAAATGCCGAGGAGCTCGATCTCTAATGCCCTCCAAGTCCGCGAAGCAGCACAGGTTCATGGAAATGGTAGCTCACGATCCGAGTGCTGCCAAGCGAGTCGGAGTCCCGCAGAGCGTGGGGAAAGATTTCGTTCAAGCCGATAAGCGAGAGGGCAAGGTAAGTGCTGCCAAGTCCTCTCGCTCGTCCAAGGCCACTCATGGCTATGGGCGTTAACAGAGAGCAGGGCTCTCAGAAAGCGAATTGACTGTCATGGCGCGCAGGCATAAGAACCAGTTCACGATCTATGACAAGATGGAGGCCGATGGGTACTTTGAAGCAAATCCGGCGAATGCCAACAGCCGGGATGCCGAAGGCGCCTCGATCTACAAAGGCCCGGTGCCGTATCCGAGGATGCTTTTCAGCCCGACTGATGAGTACCAGATCGTCAGGCCGGCAGAAGAGATCTCGACCCCGTTCGGCCCGAAGCGGCTCGGGGAGCAGAAGGAGCTTATCTACAGAATCGTCAATGACGAGGCCGAAGAACAAGCCGCGCTGGCAGACGGCTGGCACCGTCGGGCAGCAGACTCGATCGTCGCTGGCGGCGGCAAAGCCCCGCCGCAGTCGGTCGTCAGACAGATCGAGGACAAGGACGCTCG